CAACAATTTTAGAAAGATTGGGTATGCATCGGCGGCTCCTACTTCTGGAACACATACAGCCGGTGATCGGCTTTTTGCTTACTCTCCTGCTGTGGGTTCTCCTAAAGGGTGGATTTGTACTGTAAGCGGAACGCCTGGAACATGGGTTAGTGAAGGTAATCTATAATTCAATGGTACTAATAGATTAATGTCTAAAGCAACCATAGATCAGATTAGGCAAGCTGCTGAGTCTGATCTTATAACCTTCATTAAGTTAGTAAGCCCCAAGAGGCTTCTTGGTGCTATCCATGAAGAACTCTGTAGATGGTGGCAGAGGGAGGATGCTAGAGCGAGTCAACTTGCTCTCTTGCCCCGGGGACATCAAAAGAGTCAGCTTATAGCTTATAGAGCAGCTTGGTGGATTACTAAGAACCCTGAGACTACAATCCTTTATGTATCTGCTACTGCTGACTTAGCTGAGAAGCAAATCTATGCTATCAAACAAATCTTAGATAATCCTATCTATAAACGCTATTGGCCTGAGATGATTCAGCCAGAAGAAGGAAGAAGAGAAAAATGGGCTGTAAGTGAATTTGCTGTTGACCACCCTAAACGTAAGACGGAAGGTGTACGAGACTCTACAGTCAAAGCTGCTGGTCTTACCACTAACGTCACTGGTTTCCATGCTGATGTACTTATCTATGATGACATTGTTGTTCCTGGTAATGCTTATACAGAAGAGGGTAGAGAGAAGGTAGCTGCTGCATATTCTCAACTTGCATCTGTAGCTAATCCTGGAGCTTTGGAATGGGTTGTTGGTACTCGCTACCATCCTAAAGATATCTACTCTAACCTCCTCTCCATGAAAGAAACTGTCTATGACAGGAATGGAGATGTAGTTAGAGAAGAAGATGTTTATGAGATTTTCCAGAGAGTTGTAGAAATTGATGGAGAATTCCTCTGGCCTAAACAGATGAGGGCAGATGGTAAGTACTTTGGTTTTGATGAAAATATCTTAGCTAGAATTAAAGCTAAGTATGTAGACAAGACTCAGTACTATGCTCAGTACTATAATCAACCTAATAGTGCTGAGAATGCTCCTATAGATGCAACTAAGTTCCAATACTTTGATCGTGCTCATCTAAGGAGTGATGAAGGAGACTGGTTCTTTAGAGATAAGAAGTTGAATACCTATGCAGCTATTGATTTCGCTTTCTCTCTCGGTAAGAAAGCTGACTATACAGCTTTAGTTACTATTGGTGTAGATGCTGACTGGAATATATATGTGTTAGATATTGACAGATTCAAGACCAATCGTATCTCTGAATACTTTGAAAATATCAAGAAGGCTCAATATAAGTGGGGTTTTAGGAAGATTAGATGTGAAGTAACTGTAGCCCAATCCATGATTGTACAGGAACTTAAAGAGAACTATATCAAGCCTCAAGGACTCTCGCTTTCTATTGATGAATTTAGACCTAATAGGCAGCAAGGAGATAAAGCTGAACGTATCATGGCCCTCTTGCAACCCAAGTACGATAACTTACAGATTTGGCATTATAAAGGTGGTAACTGTCAGAGCTTAGAAGAAGAACTTGTACTAGCTCATCCTCCTCATGATGACATCTCTGATGCTTTAGCTAATGCTGTAGCTATTGCCTCTGCACCTAAGAGAATGTTCAATAGTAATAGAGATACAAATGTTATTTATTCTAGCCGCTTTGGTGGCGTAGCTTTTTAAGGAAAATACATGGCTGGCAAAATCGCTCAGGTAAGAGAAATTATTAATCCGGACAACTTGGCTAGACAACTTGCTAGTCTTTACAATCAATGGCTTATTCAGAGACAAGGTAAAGAAGCTGAGTGGAGAGAATTGAGAAACTACCTCTTTGCCACAGATACTTCTACTACTAGCAATAGTACACTACCTTGGAAGAACAAAACTACATTACCTAAACTTACACAGATTAGGGACAACCTCCACGCCAACTACATGGATGCTCTGTTCCCTAACGATAATTGGCTGAAGTGGGAAGGTTTTGCTAGAGACTCTGTTACTGCATCTAAGCGTAAAGCTATCGAAGCTTACATGAAGAACAAATGCAGACAGAGTGGGTTCAGAGAAGAAATCAGTAAATGCCTCTATGACTATATTGACCACGGTAATGTCTTTGGCGAAGCTATTTGGAAAAGTGAGAAGTATAGTGATTCTATCACTGGACAGGAAACTGTAAAATACATTGGTCCTGCTGTACAAAGAATTAGTCCTTATGACCACGTGTTTAACCCTGTAGCTGCCAGTTATAAAGATAGCCCTAAGTTTACTCGTTACATCAAGTCTATTGGTGAATTGAAGAAAGAAATTACTACTCGCCCTGATTTGATGTTTGATGAGAACATCTTCAGAAAAGTGATAGATACTCGTAGGACTCTTTCTGGATTTAAGATGGAAGATGTGAATAAGAGTGAAGCCTATACTGTGGATGGATTTGGTACACTCTTTGAATACTATCAATCTGACTATGTGGAAATCATTGAGTTTGAAGGTGATATCTATGACAGAGAAAAAGATGTATTAAAAGAGAATAGAATTGTCACTATCATTGATCGTAACTACATTCTGAGAGATGTTCAGAATCCCTCTTGGCTTGGTAAGGATACCAAGGAGCATGTGGGTTGGAGAGATAGACCAGATAACCTCTATGCTATGGGACCATTAGATAACTTGGTTGGTTTACAGTATAGACTGGATCACCTTGAGAACTTGAAAGCTGATGCTCTTGATCTGACTATTCATCCTCCCAAAGTTATTGTAGGAGATGTTGATCCCTTTACTTGGGGTCCAGGAGAAGATATCCATGTTCCTGAAGATGGTGATGTAAGACCTCTTCCGCCTAATGCTGCGGCCTTCCAAGTGAATAATGAGATTCAGTATCTCCTTATGCTTATGGAGGAAATGGCAGGTGCCCCTAAAGAAGCTATGGGTATTCGTAGTCCTGGGGAGAAAACTGCTTTTGAAGTACAGCAACTTCAGAATGCTGCTGGTAGAATCTTCCAACATAAAGTGAATAAGTTCGAGATTGAATTCCTTGAACCCCTCCTGAACAACATGCTGGAGTTAGCTAGAAGAAATATGGAAGCTTCTGATCTGGTTAGGGTTATGGATGATGACTTGGGTGTGTCTGACTTCTTGACTATCACTAAAGATGACATTACTGCAACTGGTAAACTTCGTCCTGTTGGGGCTAGACACTATGCAACTAGAGCACAACTTATTCAGAACCTTACTGGAGTGTTCAATAGTCCTATTGGACAGATTATTGCTCCTCATGTAAGTGGTAAGAAACTTGCTCAGATGGTAGAGGATGTTATGGGTTTTGAACAGTTTGATTTCATGTCTGACAACATTGCAATCTTTGAACAAGCTGAAACTCAGAGACTTGTACAACAAAGTCAACAGAACTTGGATGTGGAAGCAGCCACTCCTGTTGAAGAAACTATGATGGGGGCTTGACACAGAAGCAAAAGTGTGTTAAGATTAATTATATATGATTAAAACATTAAGAAGTAAAGAGTATAAAGAATTAACTAAAAAAGAAACAGTTGTTATTCTTTATGACTATTTAAAGGAACAAGAAGATTTGTTGATTAGGGAAATGTATAATCAAGACTCTTTCAACAAGTCCTCCTGGGCTGAATACCAAGCTTACAAGTTAGGTATGTTAAAAGCCTTTTCTAAAGTAGTAGACTTTCTTCCTGACCAAGGAGATTTAATTGACTGAACAAACGATTTTCGATCAGACCCCTGATCCTGTAGTGGATACGCAACCTCAATTTACACTTCCGACCGAAGTTGCAGATTTGGTAGGTGCGGGTAAGAAGTATCAATCGGTAGAAGATGCACTTAAAAGTGTCCCTCATGCCCAATCTCATATTCAGAAACTTGAGGGCGAGATGCAGCAAATGAGAGAAGAACTTGCAAAGCGCAAGACTGCTGAAGAACTTCTAGATGAAATTAAGTCCCAAGGACTCCCGGAGAAAACCTCTCCCGCAAGTCTTAATGTGGATGAACTGAGCAAAGCCGTAGAGAATGCACTCTCTGCGAGAGAAGCTCAAAGTACGGCTAAACAGAATATTTCTTCTGTTGTAAATGCCTTTAATGAGAAATTTGGTGAAAAAGGTCCGGAGCAGTATAAGTTGTTAGCACAAGAGAGTGGTTTGCCTTTAGAAGCTTTGAACAAGCTTGCAGCTACCTCTCCCCATGCTATTATGAAGCTGGCAGGAATGGAAGTCAAACAGGCCACCCCTGGTAAGACTACTTCCTCTGTGAATACAACTAGTATGAGTTCTCAACCTTCTTCTGCTGGTATTAAAGTGAAAATGGTAGGTGCTTCCACTAAAGAGTTGGTAAGTGCCTGGAGAGCGGCTGGTGAAGCCGTTAAACAAGAATTAGGAATTAAGGAGTAATAAATGTCTCAAATGACTACTAATACTGCCGCATTCATTGAAGCGGAAAAGTACTCCAAGTTTATCTTGGAGAATATGGGTGATGTCCTTCTGCCTGAAGGCTTCTACCGTGATGTTTCTGACTTTGGTTCTGGTACTACACTGAATATTAAAACTGTTGGTACTGTCACTCTACAAGATGCTGCTGAAGACGTTCCTCTGGTTTACAACCCGATTGATACTGGTGTTATCAACCTGACTATCACTGATTATGTTGGTGATGCCTGGAAGGTTTCTGACGATCTGTATGAAGATGGTGATCAAGTAGACACCCTGATGGCGATGCGTGCTCAGGAATCTACCCGTGCTCTTGGTGAATATTTTGAAACCAAGTTCCTGGCTGCTGCTAATGCTTCTCAGACTAACGCCAACATCAACTTGGTCAACTCGAAACCTCACCGTTTCGTTGGTAGCTATACTGGTAACGTCCGTAAGATTCAATTGTCGGACTTCATTGCCATGAAACTGTCTTTCGATAAAGCTAATGTGCCTCAAGCTGGCCGTATTGCGATTGTTGATCCGATTGTTGAAGCTACGATTAACGGTCTGGTGCTGAACACCACATCTGTCAACTATAATCCTCAGTTTGAGGGTCTGATGACCACTGGTTTTGCTTCCAGCCATCGTTTCGTTCGTAACATCATGGGCTTTGATATCTACACTAGTAACTTCCTGCCTGTGAAAACTGCCACTGAGGCGCTGAATGCTTCTTCTTATGGTCTGACCTCTGAAACTGCTCAGATTGGTGACGTTGTGAACCTGTTTATGTCTGTAGCAGATGATCAATCCAAGCCGATTATGCACGCTTGGCGGCGTTCTCCTAAGACTGAAGGTTGGCGTGATAGTGAAACTCGTTCCAACAAGTTCCAAGTGACTTCTCGCTTTGGTTTCGGTGCTCAACGTGTTGACACCCTTGGTGCGATTATCACCTCTCCCTCTGTTTACTAATTAGGAGATAATAAATGACTTTCTCTACTCGTACTTGGCCCGCTAACGGTGATACCGCTGGTTCTGTGGCTGTTTCTTATGGCCCTCGTAAAACTGAACAGAAGTTCGGTGGTGAGGTTCCTGATGATGTAATTAAGTATGCAGCTTGGACTTTTACTTACGACAGTCTGCCTGCTGATGGCTATGATGGTTTGGCTAAGTTCATCCCCGCTGGTAGTTTAATCCTCGAAGGATACTTCCAAGTTATTACTGCCTTTACTGGTGGCACTAGCTACGACATTGACTTTGTTGATGCCGCTGGCTCTGCTATTGGTACTGGTAGTGACAAACTATGGGATGCTCTGCTCCTGACGGAAATTGACTCTTCGCATGTGGGCACTTCCATTCTGTCGTCTACTCATACTGGCACCAACTCTGGTAACGTTCTTGCTGGCTTTGCTGCTGGTGCGGAAGCGAAACTGGCATCTGCTGGTCAGCTCTCTGTTGTAGCTACTGGCACCTTTACTGCTGGTGAGGCCCGTATCATTATTGCTTACCTGCCGCCTGCTGCGTAATATGTAGTTAGCTTTATAGGGGAGTTGGAGCAATCCTTCTCCCCTTTTTTCTAGGTGATATATGACTATTTCACATGCTTTAATTGATGATCCTGAAATTCATGAACCAAAAGGTGTATCAACGGCATCTGTTGGTCAAGTTTATGTAGCTGATGGTGCTGGTAGTGGTGATTGGGGTTTTCCCACTGCGGTATTAACCCTGGATATTAATGATATCACTGCCGTAGCTGATTATTATATTGTATTTCCTTTTGCAGCTACAATTACTAAAGTTTATAGTGTAATTGATGGGGCTATTGGCACTGCTGACAAAGTACTTACCATGTCTATTGGTGGTGTAGCTATCACTGATGGCGTTATTACAATTGCCTATAGTGGCTCCGCTGCTGGAGATGTAGATAGTTGCACTCCTTCTGCTGCCAATGCCATTACTCAAGGTGCAGCTTTAAAGATTGCTGCTACAGGTGGTACAACTAATGCTGTAAAAGTACATTTAACCATCTATTGCCAGAGAACAGCATGAGACGGATGACTCTCCTCGAAATCGTGCAAGACATCTTGAATGACCAGGATGGGGATGAAGTAGATAGTATTACTGAAACTCTTGAAAGTCAGCAAGTAGCTAACATTGTTCGTTCTGTTTATGAGCATATTATTGATGGAAAAGATTGGCCTCATTTGTATGAACTTTTTCAACTAACTTCTTCTGCTGATGCAAGTTTTCCCGTCTATTTAACTATTCCTGAAGATATTGAAGAACTTCAGTGGTTTAAATATAACAAGAAGCAAGCTGTAGGAGATTCTGATAGGTTTGAAGCTGTAACATATAAAGCCCCTAAAGACTTTATTGAGTATTGCAATCAACGTAATTCTACAGCCGATGAAGTAGATACAATTGTTGATCCTTCAGGAGTAACTATCTATGTGCTTAATAACACTGCTCCTATGTTCTACACATCTTTTGATAATGATACAATCATCTGCGATGCCTATGATGGGGATGTAGACGATACGTTACAAACGAGTAAGACTCAATGTTATGGTAAGAGACTTCCGGTTTTTACTTTGGTTGATAGTTATGTACCTGACTTGCCTACACAAGCTTTTGCATTGTTGGTTAATGAGGCTAAAAGTGCTGCCTCACTCAAACTTAGACAGATGCCCGATCAGAAAGCGGAACAATACGCTATTACAGGCAGACGGAGAATGTCTCAGGAAGCTTGGAAAGTAAATAATGGTATCACCTATCCTAATTATGGAAGGACCAGTAAGAAATGAGAGAATATACTACTCACCGTGGTAAAGATATTGAAATTTACCCAGAAGGTAATGGTTGGTTTGTTAAGTTTATCCAAGGTGGTGAACTTCCTGCTGCTTTGTCTGGGATGTTCACCTCAGAAGGTTTAGCTGAACATAATGTAAAGATGTATATTGCACAAGGTAAGGCTGCTAAGAATCCTCCGAAGGAAGTATAATGCCCCGAGTTGCAGGAGAGAAGCAATATAATAGTTTTGTTAAAGGACTAATTACAGAAGCCAGTCCTTTAACTTTTCCAGAGAATGCTTTCCTGGATGGGACTAATATTGTTCTGAATCGAGATGGTAGTATTGCACGTAGGTTAGGTATAGACTATGAAGATGGGTATGTAAAAATTAATAGTGGCTATACAGGTACTACTCTTTTAGAAACAGAAAAGAGTTTTCATAAATGGAACTTTGCTGGTGGTAGTAGTGATGTTTCTTTAGGTGTTGTCAGAGTAAAAGATAAACTCTTTTTCCTAGATATGACAACTACCTCTCCTTCTAGTTCGTTAAAGAATGGAGGTGATCCTGTTATTATCTCTGGTTTAGGGAATTCACGTATCGAAGCTATTCCTATTAATAATGGATTAGTTGTAGTATCTGAAGACCTCGATCTGCCAGTGTATTTAGAATATAATCCAGATACCGATGATGTAACACAAAGCGTTATTAATATCAAAGTAAGGGACTTCTGGGGTGTTTATGAAGATACTCCTGTAGATTTACGTCCTACAACTTTAACAGATGTACATAAGTATAATCTATATAACCAAGGTTGGCCTGTTATTACTGGTGTTCCTGGTTCAGAAGCAGTAGATTGGTTAGAGACTTCTGAAACATCTGCTTTAGTCAAATTCTATAATGATCAGGATCACTATCCAAGCAATGCTGATGTATGGACTCTTGGTAAGAAAAGTGATAGTAAATTCTCTGCTTCTCTTTTAGTAAAAAATTCTTTTGATAAAGCCCCCGCTCCTAAAGGCAAGTATATTATTGACATCTATAATAGGGGAGCAAGTCGTACTGAGAATACAGGTATCACTGGCTTACCTTTAGATAGGGAACTCGGGAGGTTGAGTACTGTAACAGCTTATTCTGGGAGAGTTGCCTATGCTGGTATTACTTCAAGGATAACTGGCAGTGATCAAAAAAGTCCCAACTACTCTGGGTATATCTTCTTCACTAAAACTGTAGCTAATAAAGATGATCTTGGTATCTGTTATCAGGAAGCTGATCCTACTTCCGAGTATATCAGTGATATTATTGATACAGATGGTGGTACAATTACCATCCCGGAATCTAACAAAATCAGAAAATTAGCAACACTTAAAAACTCTTTAGTTGTATTTGCTGAGAATGGTATTTGGGAAATCTTTGGTAGTGACTATGGATTCAAAGCTACAGACTACCAATTAAACAAAGTTACAAACATTGGAATTAGTAATCCTAAGTCTGTAGTTGTAGCAGGAGATGTAATCCTTTATTGGGCTAAGAATGGTATTTATGCCCTGAGCGTTGAACCTCAAAGTGGTAGATTGGTTACTCAGAATATTTCTCTTACAACAATTCAAACCTTTTACAATGAGTTGGCAACTACAGCTAGAGAAGCTGCTAAAGGTTTCTATGATCAAAAAGAGAATAGAGTTAGGTGGCTTTATTCAGAAGAAAGTGATGATGAGTATCATAAGGAACTTATCTTAGATTTAGAATTACAAGCTTTCTTTCCTAACACTATTTCTAGAGAAACTGTATTTATTGCAGATTATGTGGAGATACCCAACTATATTAACTCTGTTACTGTAGAAGATGTTTATGTAGGTTCAGATTTAGTTGTTGTGGGTACAGATACAGTTCAGGTAGATAGTACACAGATTGCAAATAGGGACAGTCCTTTCTCTTTCTTAATCTTTACAGATACGGGCTACTTTACTTTAGGTAAATATAACAATACCTCCTTTGTAGATTGGGAAGTAGAGTATACTACTGGTGTAGATTATGATAGTTATATCATTACAGGATATGAGCTTTTTGGAGATATCACAAGGAAGAAGCAAGCTACATATTTAGTAACTATGTTTGAACGTACTGAGACAGGTTTTGAAATGTCTGGAGAAAACTTAGTAGCATCTAATCCTTCTTCTTGTTTAGTACAAGCTCAATGGAATTGGACTAACTCTGCTACTAGTGGTAAATGGGGAACACAGTTCCAGGCTTATCGGTATAATAGGAAGTATATCCCTTCTGGAACTGGTGATACTTATAATACTGGTGACAGAGTTATTGTTTCTAGGAATAAACTCAGAGGTAGCGGAAGAGCACTCAGTTTATATTTCCAGAGTGAGATAGGAAAGGACATGAAACTCCTTGGTTGGGCTATCCCCATGTCTGGTACAGGTGTAGCATGAGGGTACTCTATCAGGATCAGGATTGTTGGTTGGGTATTAGTTATAATTCGGATATTAATCAATTTTTTCTACACACTGAAATCAACAAATGGTCTAAAGAAAAGTATAAGAAGTACCTAAATGTATTTACTAAGAGTATGTTAGAATTAGTAGATGTACCAAAGTTGTATTCTATCTGCTACACTGAGAAATCTAAGAAATTTAATGAGTTATTTGGTGCAAAAAGCATTGGTGAGACTAAAGATGATAATGGAGAAACAATTTTTATAATGGAGTTTGATAATGTTTGGTAAAAATAAAGTTTTTCCTTTTAATGGATTGCATGCCCCTGTTGTTATGGCTATAGCAGCAGTTGGTAGTTTTATCTCTTCTCAACAAGCTGCTTCTGCGCAAAAAGATTCTATTGCTGCACAGAAGAAGATTGCAGATGCACAAGCAGCTAAAGAACGTATTCAAACTGCTAGAGAAGCTCGTATTAGGCGTGCTCAGATTCTTGCATCTACGGGTAATCAAGGTGTTGGTGCAGCTTCTAGTGGTCCCGCTGGTGCTGTGAGTAGTATCGGTAGTCAGCTTGGAAGCAATATTGCTAACATCAATACTATTCAGAACTATGCTCAACAAGCCAGTAAAGCTAACCAACAAGCTGCTGATGCACAAGCTATGGGGGCTATGTGGCAAGGTATTGGAAATATCTCTGGCAGTATGACTGATTGGACTAAAATCTTTAATCGAAACGGTATTGGTCAATATCCTGGTGCACCTATTGTTGAGAAGAGTCGATAATGTTTGAAGAAGCAGTCACGACACTTGAGCCTATTGAAGTCACTGATACTCCTATTATGGATGTAAAGGATATACCCACTCTTTCTGAAGCAGCTAAAGTAAAGAAAGATGAACTCTTTTATGCTGTTGCCACTGAGAGTTATGATCCTATTACAGATTGGAAGAAGGCTAACGAAGAATTAGTTCGTACTGGTGAATCCTCTCTTTATAGGTTAGCCCAAGAGAAGTGGATGAAAGAGCAGGATGATAGTGCTAAAGCTATTATCACTGGAGTGATGCTGGACATCACTGTTCCTGATTATCAGAAGAAAGCTGCAATCAATAGTTATTTAGCAGGTAGTTATATTTCTTCTTCTATGAAGGAAAAGTATCTAATGAAGCAGGCATCTATGGATACTGCTATTACAGATATGGACAGGAAAGCTCAGGATATATTAGCTGAATCTGTATATCAAAGAGATGGTAAAAAACAAGAGGAAGAAGCTAAGAGGTTAATTGAACAAGCTGATATTGATTTCTCTTCTGCATTAAAAGGAACTGGAGCAGTAGCTAGTCAGATTGCATTATCTATTCCTGCTGGTTATGCTGCAATTTATAGTCTGTTAAAAGAACAAGACCCAGAGAAAGCAGCAGAAGTTATGCAGGCTGTGCAAGAGTATGGGTACATGCCAGATGAAGCTGGCGCTCAGAAGGTCATTAGTAAGATTCAGTCTTTTATGGATTTTATAGATATTCCTTTTAAATGGTTGGGTGATAAAACCCTAGAGTTTACTGATAGCCCTGGAGCAGCTACAGCAGTATACACTGGCACATCTATGGCTGGCTATATCGGTGCCTATAAGGCTGGTAAAGCTCTTGTTAAGGGTGTAAGAAAAGGTTCTCCTGCTGATGTTACAGCCACAGCTAATAGACCTAATGCTACAGAATTGGGTGCTGCTGCTGTTGCAGACACCACTGGACAAGTTGCTTCTGCTCTAGGTACAACCAGAGAAGCTCTTATTGCTGACTGGACTCTCACTAAACTTACTGATGACTTAGCTGATAGACCAGACTTAGTTGCAGCTTTAGAGAAGCAAGATAGAATCCTTTCTGGCCTGTATGAAGAAACTAGAATTGATCCTAACATCTATCCTGTTTCTAAAATCTTGGAAGAAAGAGAAGCTTATCTTGCAGTTATGCAAGAAACCACTGGACCTAGATTACTTACTAGTAGGAGTGTGCTTGACTTTGAGTGGACTGAAGCATCTTCTTACTTAAAAGGTAAAGCACTCTTCGGTCGTAATGCAAACTATGGATATAATACTGAACTTGCTGCTGAGTATGCTGCTGAACAACTCAGACAGAATACTGCTAGATTGCCAGAAGCAGGAGAAGTTTCTGTAATTAAGCGTGGAGATGAACACTTTATCCAATGGGAATTTAAACGTCCCTATGATCCATTAGAGCATCTCACCTTTGGACCTTCTGCACTAAAAGCTAATATCCTTGGTTTAGGTAGGGATGGTATTAAACCTACATTTAAAGATGTAGAAATTACAAGAGGCGCTAATAGTGTTCTTGGAGAGTGGGTATGGCCTGCCTTCATGAGAATGAAGTCTTGGTTGCCCTCTATCGGAGCTATGAGTGGTTGGAAGCAGGCTCGTATTGAGCAAGCATTCTTAACTGCCCAGAGAGACTTAGTACATAAAACTCCTCATACTACAGAATTAAATACTCTATTGAGGGATGGTGAAACAGAAGGTAAAGTCTGGAATATTGGAGAAGTACGAGCCAAGTATCCCCATTTAAAAGAAAAAGAAGTCCAAGACCTATTTGCTTCTTACTACGGCTATAGA